TGAAATACAGAAAAGATGGCAAGAAGCCCAGTACCTTGCAACTAGTGATTTACTACCAAAACATTTCGCAGGCAAAACAGGGAACGTCCTCGTAGCTTTAGAGTATGCAAAACAGCTATCCACTGAGAAACGTCAATTGTCGCCTATCTCTGTTATGCAGAACTTATATATCGTTCACGGCAACGTGGGTCTAAGTTCTAAGTTTATGATTGCTTTAGCTAATACATCAGGAGTGTTTGACCATCCACTGCTATTCAAAGAAGAAGGCAAGGGTACTTCAAATATGAGTGTCACCTGCTACTCTAAAATAGCAGGGCAAGACGTTTCATACACAATAGACATGGAAACTGCTAAGGCAGAAGGCTGGACTTCTAACAGTAAATACAGAACAATGCCAAGCTTGATGTTACGTTACAGATCAGCTGCTTTCCTTATTAGAACGGCAGCTCCACAAGTGACAATGGGCTTACAAACTGATGACGATGTGAGAGACATTATTCAAGCGGAAATTATGCCAACGGTTGAAGAAAAGAAAGAGTCTGAAGACAAGTCTGCGGAGTTAATGGATTAATGAGTTTGAATTTAAAAGTTCGATTCTATGTATGTTCTTCTTCGGGTGAAGCTTTTGCTTCATTCGACACTTATGAAGAAGCTGTCGGGTGGATATGCGAGGGTGGTTCCGAAGCAGGATATGAATACGAGATAAAACAAACATACAGAATGGAAAAAGATGGAAAAAATTAGATTAAGAATAAGAGTTGGTGGCAGATATAAAACTTGTCAGGGACAAAAGGTAACAGTGACAAGTAGATTTAGAAGGAAAGGCGAAGACGTGTTCTTGTGTTCCGACGAAGTTGCTAGGGATAGATGGGGTAATGCTTTTGTGCAAGACTATCTAAGCCCGATTATTTTAGGTAAACTCAAATTCTTAGAGGTATTAGGTGGATAAAACAATTTGCGTAGATGATGAATATTTTGTTTGCGTCTTCAAGCATAATTGGATAGCTTTAAAAAACCAACTAGCTATTTATGAATCTTATTTTGATAAGAAAGACGAGTATGAACGCACAATCGACGTCGACTTCAACGGATGTACTATTAAAGCAGAGCGAAAGCCTATTCAAAGTCAAGATAGGTGAAAGTCTTTGTGCTTGGTCCTTCGGGACCTTAGAGGCTGCTCTACAGTCTATTCAGAACTCGAATTGGTACAAAACAGCACCTTCTCAATTCCAAATAATTGAATACAAAACAATGAATTATGAAAGGGTCGTTTATGAGCGCAGCTAGCGATCTTAAGAAACAAATAATTAGCAACGTAGACGATGGTATCGACGAATTAGAAGACGTCTTAGATTGGTTAATTGATTACTTATCTAATAGTCAAATAGACGAAACTATTGAAATGCTTCAAGATATGGATAGATAACAACTTCATCCACGTGGTCAAGACGTGATGTTTATTTCCTTGTGTAAAAGTCAGCTTCTTTTGAGGCTGGCTTTTTTTAATTACAGTAGGTTACACTGGCTTCACTGTAGAAAAAGGAAGAACTATGCAATATTTTGAAATTCCCTTAGCTCCTGCGCCTAAAGAACGTCCAAGGCTTGCTAAGAATGGTAAAGTATTTACACCTAAAAAGACTAAGGTAGCTGAACATGGTATTAGAAGCTTTTTAAGAAGGCACAATGTCAAGAAGATTGAAGGAGCCGTAGAAATCAAATGTAGCTTCATTTTCAAAAGACCTACTACTGTAAACCGTAAAGACCATACCATTAGACCAGACATAGATAATCTGCTAAAATTGCTCCTAGACGGGATACAAGATAAATTTGGAGCGTTTGAAGATGACAAAGTCGTTACACGTATTATTGCTGACAAGCAGTACGGTGAAAGAAACCTTATAAAGCTATGGATTAAGCAAGTCTAATATTGTACCAAAACTTATTAGTATATGACAAATTAATTGAAATTAAAAAAGTGATTTTTGATGCCTATCGTACCAGACAACGAAACCAACATAAAACAGACCTACATTTACACTGAACATGAACTAGCAGATGTACAGAAAATGGCAGCTAATGGTCTTAGCATTAAAGAGATAGCAGAGTTCTTATATATTTCACTTCCGACATTCAAAACAAATCTAGCAAAAGAGAAAACAGATGCCGAAACATTTAACGGCAGTCCTGCAAGGAAGGCTGAATACTTAGATCAGAATTTATGGTTTAGGTACAATCAGGGTGTCAGGGCGCACAAGCTTTTAATTACTAAAGGTATCACCCAGCACGCTATGAACGGCAACCCACAAGTTCTAATGTTCCTTGCACGTAGTCGTCTAGGATGGAACGACCGTTTGATTCCAGAAGACACAGCATTGACCAACGCAGAAGTTCTTAAAAATATAAATGTAAACTTCATTGAACCCACACCAGAACTAGAGTCAAAAGATGGAGATTAACTTTCCTGCTAAATTCATGCCAATAGCACGTTCTAATTCACGGTATCAGGTAGCTTATGGTGGTCGTGGTAGTGGTAAGTCTTGGGGATTCGGAAACAAGGCTATATTGCGTGCTATCACACAAACTACAAGATTTCTTTGCGCACGTGAGTTCCAGAATTCTATTGCTGATTCAGTCCATAGACTACTAGTGGATACGATTGACAACTGTGATTTAACAGCTTACTTCCACGTAACACATAACTCTATTAAATGTGCAAACGGCAGTGAATTTCTCTTTAAAGGTATTAAAAAGAATATCAATGAAATTAAGTCTATGGAAGGTGTTGATATATGCTGGGTAACAGAAGCAGCTAAGGTATCTGCAACTAGTTGGGACGTACTAATACCTACAATTCGTAAAGAAGGATCTGAGATATGGTTGGACTTCAACCCTGATTTAGTAGACGACGAAACTTATGTACGTTTTGTAAAGAACACACCGCCTGACTCTACAGTTGTAAAGATTGACTACTATGACAATCCATTTCTGCCTGACACGCTAAAGAAAGAAGCCGAATACTGCAAAGGACTTAACCCAGACAAGTATGATTGGGTATGGGGTGGCAATTGCCGTAAGATTTCAGAAGCTAGTGTATTTGGTGATAAGGTAGAAATTTGTGATTTCGAAACTCCAGATAGAACAATGATGTTCCAGCAACGGTTCTTCTTTGGTTGTGACTGGGGATTCAGTCGTGACCCTACTGTATTACTTAGAATGTTCATAATTGACAACGTGCTTTATATTGACAAGGAAGCATCGGGTATCGGTATCGAAATTCTAGACTTACCTAAAACATTTCGTTCCATTGAAGGAACAGAAAGGTGGCCAATATTTGCTGATAACTCACGTCCTGAAACGATTTCATATATGCGTGGACAAGGTTTTAACTGCAAGCCAGCTAAGAAATGGGCTGGGTCAGTTGAAGAAGGTGTAGAGTATCTAAGGTCTTTTAGAAAGATAGTAATTCACCCTTCATGCAAGGTAGCACAATCAGATTTCGTGATGTATTCTTACAAAATAGATAAGAACACAGAAGACATACTTCCAGTATTAGTTGATGCTGACAATCACGCTCCAGATGCTGCCCGATATGCTCTTGATGGATACATTGGTAAACGAGTTTCAATACTAGATGTTTTATAGGGAATTAAAATGACAGACAATAATGAACAAGTGGCTAATTCGCTTTCAGGGCTAACAGGCAACATAGCTGAAAGCCAAGTAAATCAGCTAAACAAATTCGGCACTCTTGAACGTAACATTAGACACCAAATGGTAAGTCAGAACAGAATCTTACTTTCTGACCTCTACGTAGAACATGGAATCGTTCAAACCCTCGTTGATCAACCCGTGGATGATGCCTTTGCCAAGGGTTTTGAAATCAAAACAAACATGATTAATGAAGACGAAATTAAGCAGTTAGAAAAACACTTAATGGACTGTGGTGCTGTTGAAGCCGTGATGCAAGCCTTCAAGTGGAACCGTTTGTTTGGTGGTGCTGCTTTACTTGTGATTGACGATTCTAAGATTGACAGCCCGCTTAACCTTAAGCAGCAAAAAGAAGATTCTAACATTATGTACTACGCTGCTGATTGTTGGGAAATACAGAAACCTTACTTCAAGGTAGAAGGACAGGCCATTGCGGACGAAGGTGCTGATTTCAAAGATGACGATCTACTGTTCTACGGGCGCAAAATAGACGCTAGTAGAGCTTACTGTCTGTATGGTAAACAAGCACCGTCTACACCACGTGCTAAGCTGCGTGGTTGGGGAATGTCTGAAATTGAACGACTTATTAGGTCTATTAATCAGTATCTAAAAAACAACAATGTAATATTTGAACTTTTAGATGAGGCTAAGATAGATGTCTTTAAAATTAAAGAATTCAACACTGCCTTGCTTACTGCACAAGGTACAGAAGCGGTTGAAAAGAGAATACAGCTAGGCAACCAGCTTAAGAACTACCTAAGCGCACTAGTAATGGACAGTGAAGATGAGCACGACCAAAAGGTTATGCAATTCAGTGGTTTATCAGATATGCTACAAGAAATTCGTATGGGAATTGCGGCAGACATGAAAATGCCACAAACTAAGATATTCGGTATGTCAGCAGCAGGTTTTAACAGTGGCGAAGACGACATTGAAAACTACAACTCTATGATTGAATCTAACGTCAGACGTCCTGCGGTCGATGTTCTTAAAAAAGTCATAGAAGTTGAAGCATACAGACTATTTGAAGTAGAATTAGAAGACATAGAAATAGAATTTCCTAGCTTAAGAGTTCTTAATAGTGAACAAGAAGAGCAGGTTAAAAACAATCAATTCGACAGACTGCAACGTACGTACGAATTAGGTCTTATTGATATTAAGCAATTTAAAGAAGCAGTGAATAAGGGTAGCCTATTAACGGTTCAGTTAGACGTAAACGACAACATTTTTAAAGAAAAAGAAGAAGGTGGTTTCTAATGGAAAATTACAAAGAAGTCTTACAGTTAGACAAGTTATATGAAGTAGCAAAACGTGGTGGTTCTAGTGCATCTGAGCAGCTAGAGCCATCTTTCTGGGTGAATGCGGGTTCTGTGGACGTTTATGTATCAAATAGCGCAACGCAACCAACAACAAGATCACAAATGACATTAGACACTGACGACGTAAATATCGCTGGGATTAGGCAGTTTGGTGTAATTCCAACCTATATTTTCGTGACTCAAAACACGGACGTAACAACCGAGGTCGTTGTAGCTGGTCTTGAGGTTGAAGACTTGGGAGCAATCTAATGGCTCTTTTAAAACAAGAGAGACTGAATAAAGCGCTTAAATTCTATACAGGAATTTTCAAACG